TGTCGTCGTATTTAGTGATGTAAGCGGTGAAGTTCTGAAGCAATGTGCTCTTGTCTACACCGGTCGCTTCAGCGTAAGCCGTTACGATGGCCTCCACCTGATCCGGGGACAGGGCAGAAATGTCCACGTTCTCCGCTTCGAGGTATTTCGCCACCATGGCGGTGATGTCATCCGGAGTGAGCGATGTGGTCAGCGCACCGCCTGTGATTTCCTGATAGGCCATCACAAACGCGGTGATCCCATCCGGGGTCAGGCCGCTGGTGTCCACGCCGCTTTGCTCCAGATAGGCGGAGATGTACGCGGTGATCTCGTCGGGTTTCAAGGCGGAGATATCGGCTCCCGCGGCCAGCTCCCGGTACGCGCTGACCATGGCCGTGACGTTTTCGGGCGTCAGGCCGGACACGTCCGCGCCGGTGGTCGCCTCCGCATAGGCGCTGACCAGCGCCACAATGCCCTCCGGCGTCAGCTCCGCCTTGTCCGCGCCTTCCGGCACTTCCGTGTATCTGGCGATAAACACCTCCACCTTCGGCTGTACGCGTCGGGTGTTCTTATCCTCGCGCAGCTCGGCAATGATCGCGTCCGTCGTGATCGCGCCTGGGTCCGCGGCGAAGGCATCCCAACGCTCCTGCGCGCCCGTCATATCGAGGTCCGCGGCGATGGTCAGCACCTCTTCGGGCAGCGCGTCGCCGAACATCTCCGCAAGGCCCGGCAATTCCACCTCGCGGTTATTTAGAAACGTCTGAATGGCGGCGATCTGCTCCAGCGCCGTGGTGAAGTCGATCTCCGGGAACATGGCCTGAATCTCGCTCTCCGACAGGCCGCTGTCCAAAAGGGACTGGATCTGCGTGAGCATGGCGAGGTATTCGGTCATTGCGCCCTCGTCCATGGCCGCCGCGATGGCATTCAGGTCCTCCAGCAAAGCGGGCTTTTCGGTTTCGCCCGCTGCGCTGTACTCCCGCAGCTTCCGCGTCAGGGTATCCACGTCTGAAGCCGCCTTTTGAATATCGGCCTGCGCCCAGACCCGCGGCACAACGTCGCTGAGCAGCTCCGCGTATTCCAGCGCGGCATTGCGGCGGTTCTCGTTGTACTTCGCGTTGAGCGCCTCCATGGCGTTCTGCCGCTCGGTGCTGTCCTCGATCAGCTGGATGAGCGCGTACTCCTTGTCGTACTGCGCGTCGATCTCGGCGTTCATGGCAGCCAGCCCCTGCGCAGCGGCGACCAGCGCATTTTCGTACACGGTCACGTCGGCATCCGTCCTGCCGCGCGCCTGCGCCCGGGCCACCTCGGCCTCTAGCTTCTTTTGGATGGTGTCAAAGCCGTCCGCGTCCGCCGGGGAGAGGCGGTACTTGACCTCGATGGCCTCCCGCGTGTCGATGAGCTCCTGCAGGCGGATTTTGTCGGCATCGGAGAAATAGCCGTTCCGGCGGCGCCCAAGCAGAGCGGCAAGCTCCGCGTCCAGCGCATCCAGCGTGGCGATGTCGCCCGCAAGCTGGTCGGATACGCCCGCATAGCCGCTTTCGTCCGCTGCGGACTTGAGCGCGGCAAGCTCCTCACGGGTGGAAGCCGTGAGATTCCTGAACGACTCCGTCCACTGCGACACGCTCTCGTCGGTTTCCTTTTCGCCGTCTGCCCAGGCCCTGAGCAGCCCGTCCAGCCATTCCTGCGCGGACTCTGTCTCCCGCGCGAAGTCGCTCTCGCTCATGCCGAAAAAGGACTGGCCTTCGCTTTTGCCGTAGAAGGTTTCCGCGGCGGTGTCCTTCCACTTCTTCGCGGTTTCGTTCATGCCCTCCAGCGCCTCGCGCGCCTGCTTCGCGCCGGAGAGATAGTCCGCCAGCGCGACCGTGCCCGCCACCGCAGCCGCGGCGACAGCCAGCCACACCGCCGGGGACTTGCCCAGCACCGAAAGAAACCCCGACCAGCCGCCGCCCGCCTTGCCCACGGCGGTGACAAACTTGCCGATGCCGGTGGAGAGCGCGCCGACGCCCTTGCTCACCTTGCCCAGAGCGAGCAACACGGGTCCCGCGGCCGCGGCATAGGCGGCCATGCGGATGATCTGCATCCGCTGGGCTTCGTCCATGTCGAGGAAGCCCTCCATGAGGTCGCCCGCGCCGTCGATAAGGCTCTGAATCGTGGGATTCAGGTCGTCGCCGATCTGCTGGGCAAAAAGAAGCGCAGTGTTTTTGAGGTTGATGAGGCGGCTTTCCGTGGTAGCGTAGCGCTTGCCCGCTTCCACGGTGAGGGCGGTGTTCTCCTGCCAGGCGTTGATGGCCACGTCCTGCGTCCGGGCAAACAGCTCATTTGCATTGACCGCGCGCAGCAGCGTATCGCGCAGGCGGACCTCCGCGATGCCGATGTCGCTCAGCGTGGCGATGGCCGAAATGCCTTCCTCGTCCATCCGGGACAGGCCCGTGATAAACGCCTGAAACGCCGCGGCGGGGTCGTTTTCAAAGAGTGACTTGAATCCTTCCGCCGTCAGGCCGGACACGCGGGCGAAGTCCTCCAGCGCCTCGCCGCCGGTGGCCGCGGCCACCTCCATCTTGACCAGTGCCTTGGAAAACGCCGAGCCACCCATTTCGGCCTCGATGCCGACCGACGACAGCGCCGCGGCAAAGCCCAGAATCTGCGCCTCGGACAGCCCCACCTGATGGCCCGCCGCCGCCAGACGCAGCGACATCTCCATGATGGAGGATTCCGTGGTGGCAAACTTGTTGCCCAGATCCACCAGCGTCGCGCCCAGGTTGCCGAACAGGCTCTGGTCCATGTTCGTGATGTTGGCGAACTTCGCCAGCGTGGAAGCGGCCTCGTTGGCCACGATGTCCGTGGAATTGCCCAGGTCGATCATGGTGCGGGCAAAATCCACCAGATAGTCGTTGCGGATGCCCAACTGGCCCGCGGTGGCCATGACCTCGTTGATCTCGCCGGTGGAGGCGGCAATCTGCGTGGACATGGCCTTGGAAGACGCGGCCAGCGCGTCAAATTCCGCCTCGGTGGCGTCCACGGTCTTGCGCACGCTGGTGAAGGTGGACTCAAAGTCCAGCGACGCCTTGATGGCCGTCGCGCCAAGGGCCAGCACGGGCGTGGTCACGGTGGTGGTCAGCGCGCGGCCCGCGGTGGTCAGGCCCCTGCCGACCGCGTCGCACTTCCTGCCGAAGTCCTCCAGCGACTTGCCCGCCGCCGTCCAGGCGGACTTCGCGGTGGCGAGCAGCTGATTCGTCTTTTCGATCTCGGAGCGCGTGGTTGCCATGGCGGTTTTGGCCCGGTTCAGCGCGGTTTCCGCGTCGATGACCGCGTCGTTTGCCTGACGGATTCGCTCCGGGTCGTTGGCCTGCTGCGCGGCTTTGAGCTGCTCCTTTGCGCCCTGCAGGGCAGCCTCGTACTGCGTGAGGCTCCGGCGCTGCAAATCGAGCTTTTCGGTGAGCAGTGTCTGTTTGGCTGCAAGCCTCGCGACGCTGGTATCCAGCTCTTTGATGCCCACGGTGGCGAGTTTGAAGCGGCTCTCGGCCAGCGCGATCTGTTTGCCGAAGGTGGCGATGGCCGCGCGGCTCTCGTCGATGGAGCGACCCGCCGCGTCCCAATTCGTCTGCGCTAGACGCAAAGACTGATTGCAGCGGGTGATCTCCGCCTGTGTGCTCCGGACGGCGGCGCGGGCGTTGTTGAGATTGATATTTGCCGTGCTTACCGCGTCGGCGGCGTTCTGTGTGCTCTTTTGGAGCGCCGTGTTTTGCCCGGCAAGCTTTTTGACCTCCTGCACGGAGGCGCGGTACTCGGTCTTGAGCGCGTCCAGATTGGCCCGCGCGGCGATGGTGGCGGAGTCGCTGTCGCCCAGCGTCTGCGAAAAGGCGCGCACCTGCTGCGCGGCGGCGGCCACCTGTGCCCTGAGCGCCTCCTGAGCGGCTCTGGCGTCGGTAAGGCGCTGGGCGTAGTCGCCCTGCCGGGCAAAGCACTCCTGCAGCTTGTCGTTGGCGGCGGTGAGCGCGCGCTCGTACTGCGTGACAGCCTGTTGCTGAAGCGTGAGCCGCCGCTCGAGCGTGGAGAGCTGCGCAGTCAGCCCTTCCGCACTCTGCTCGAAGCCCTCCACGCCCGCGGCGGCAAGGCGGAATTGGCTCTCCGCCTCGGCGATCTGCCTTTGGACAGAGCGGATGTTGCGGGTAAAGTTGTCTGTTTGAAGCGACAGGGACACCACCAGGTCGCGGAGGGTTTCGCTCATGCTGTTTCACCACCTTTTTCGCAAAAGAAAAGAAGCTGCTCGTTTGAGTAGCTTCCTGATCAGGGCTTTAGCCCCGGCCATACTTCGTCGATATATCGAGGTCTGGGCGCTTTCTTGATTTGTTCCCGTCTTGCGTTCCACGCGCGGATCCTGAGAAACCCGGGCAGATCCATCCGGTCGATCTCGTCCATCCGCCAGCCGCCTTCCAGAAGGCTGTTGTAGGTGGAATAGATGAAATCAGGCAGCGTCAGGCGGTCGCCGCCTGGGCTTCCGTCTTCGCTGCCTTCGTAGGGAACTCATCCAGAATGCTGGTCGTCTGTGTCTGCACAGCCATGAGCGCCAGCGCGATGTCATGCATGAGCCGGTCCACCGGGTAGTGATCCAGCACGTCGTCAGGCATGAATTGGTTGCCGAACAGGATGCAGAACCAGCGGATCATCACGTCCATGGCCTCGCCGATGGACAGTTCCCCGGCATTCTCCGGCATTTCGCCCTTGAGGGCGGCGCTTGAGAGCGCGACGATGCGGCTGTACATCTTTGCCGCGGGTTCCATCTCCCGCAGCGCGCGGCCCGTGATGAAGTCCACGGCGTACTTTTTTCCGTTCAGGGTGCAGGTAATCATGGGGCTTGCCCTCCTTTCTGCGCGGGAACAGCGCACCGCCGCCGGCGAGTCACCGGCAGCGGCATGCGTTTGGGTTACGGCTCTGCGGTGAAGGCGGGTTCATACACCGTTTCCAGGAACGTAGCCGCCTTGGAGGCGTCAAAGCCGTTCTGGCCCTCGTCGGCCACCGCCTGATAGCGCCCGTCGTGGGTGCGCTTGATGGCCGTCCACTCCACGGAGCCGTTCTGGCGGGTGATGGTCTTGCCCTCCTTGGTCTTGTAGCTCTCCGTCATGGGCTTGGCGCGCACCTTGTAGAGCCACACGTAGCGGAACGCGCCGTCCGACTTCTCCGACTTGAAGCCCACGGCGAAATAGGGCGGACGGTCGGACGCGGTGCGCACCAGCACGCCGTTGTCGTCGATCTGGTTGCCGAAAATCATCTCCTGGATGGCCAGCGGCACATCTGCCATGGAGGTGGAAAAGGTCAGCTCCGGATCGGGATAGAGCACGTCAAACTCGATGTCGTCGGCGTACTGGATGTCCGGGTCGGTGTTGTCGGGGGTGATGGTCGCTTCAATCGCGCCCGCCACCAGCTGCAGCTCGCCATAGGTATGGCTGGTGTCGGTGTCTTCCGTGAGCGGCGCGATCACCACGTTTTTGAGGCCTACGGTCGAGGCGACCTGAGGGGATGCGGTAGGGGTTGCCATGGTCGATTCCTCCAATCGTTACAGTCGGTCAATGGCGTCCCGCAGCCCGTCGCGGATGATCTCATAGGCTTCATCCGCGCGAGTGTCGTAGGCGGGACGGATAAAGGGATGCGCAGGGGCGGGTGCGGGACCGCCGTGCCCGTACTCCACGGGCGTGGCGTAGTACGCGCCCTCCTCCTTGCGGTGCACGCCGATGGTGATGCTCTTTCCGCTCTTCCGGCGCTTCTTCACCGGGCCGATGCGGATGGAGCGGTTTAGCACCCCGGTGATGATTTTGGGATCTTTGGAGGCATTGGCCTTCATCTGCTGGTGGATGGGCTGGGCGGCTGCCTCCAGGATGCGGCGGGCTACAGGCGCGCCCGCGCCGTCCGCGTCCATGCGGCTGGCCATGCCCGCAATATCCGAGGCAAGACCGTCAAAGCCCTGCG